TAAACGTATCTACATCACAGAAGGTGAGTTTGATGCGGCTAGTCTCTATCAGGTGCTAGGTAAATCCTACCCTGTTAAGTCATTGCCAAGTGGATCCTTCAGTGATGAGTTCTTAAAGAAAAACTTTGAGTACCTAAACAGCTTTGAGATGGTAGTCTACGCAGGTGAACTATCAGATGACACAGGTAAGGCAGCAGCAGAGAAACTCTACAGCACCATGCCTGACAAGTTCTACTACGTACCTATGTCCAAGTGGAAGGATGCCAACGAGTTCTTGGTGAACGGTGATGGTGATGACCTGAAGTGGGCAGCACTCAAGCCTCAACGGTTCAGCCCTGACAACTTCTTTGTTGGTGATCTAGAGGTAGAGAAAGCAATCTTGTACGAGAACCCATACGAGTACGTACCAACAGGACACACTGGCTTAGATGATAAGCTACGTGGCATGGTGAAGGGTGGTATTACCTTCATCAAGGCTATGCGGGGGCAAGGTAAGACAGAGCTTGCCAGATACTTTGAGTGTGCTCTGCTTGAACAAGGTGTTCGGATTGGTCTTGTCCACATGGAAGAGATGAAGTCTACAACCTTCAGAGCTATGGCTACCTACGAGCTAGGCGTTAATGTTCGTACCAAAGAAGATGCTGAAGCTGCAGGATTTACTGAACGTGAAGTCATTGAAGCAGGTCAACGCATGGCAAGGAATGAACAAACAATTCCTTTTGATATGCGTAGTCATGAAGACCCAATGAAAATACTGGACCATGTCCGTACTGCTGTCACTGTTTACGGTGCAGAGTTTGTATTCATTGATCACGTTCAACGTCTGGCCTACCTATCTAACTCTGGTGTTGATGCGGCAACAAGTACCTTGACTACACTAGGTGCACGGATGGCACAGCTTGCCAAAGAATTAAACATTGGTGTTATCTTTATCTCTCAGGTCAATGAGGATGGACGCACAAAGTACGCAGCTTCCCTTGAGGAAGAGGCCATCATCTGTATCAAACTGAAGCGAGACACAGAAGCAGAAGATGATAAAGAACGTAACACCACAGAGTTTATTGTTGACAAGAACAGACCTTTCTCTAAATTAGGGAATGCAGGGTCTGTCTACTACGATCCTGAAACTACACTCTTGGAGGAGGTTGTATTCAACGGATGAAGATAGTCATCTCAGATATAGAAACTGAAGGGCTTCACGATTGTAAAAAGCTTTGGCTTTGCGGTGGTAAGGATCTTACTACTGGAGAGATACATAAGTTTGAGAACTGTCATGAAGATCCTGTAGCTAAGGCTGCAGCCATAGAATGGTACGAGTCTGCTGACCTGATTGTTGGTCACAACTTTGTACAATTTGACGCACCCATGCTAAACAAACTACTCAAGCCAAGGTTGATTGATCCTCGTAAGATCATTGACACGGTTATCATTAGTAGGTTGGTTGATTATGATATACCAATCCCTAAAGGTGCAAAGAAACGTCACAGCCTACAGGCTTGGGGTATGCGACTAGGTAAATATAAAGGAGAGTTCAATGACTTTGATAAGTTCAGTGATGAAATGGTTGAATACTGGTATGGAGACATCGAGGTTACTCATGCTCTTTACAAACATTTCTCTTCTGTTATTTGGGATAATGATTGGTCACTTTCTCTGAGAACTGAGCACGATGTTCAAATAGAATTGGTTCGGACTAAGTACTACGGCTTTGAGTTTGATAAACCCAAGGCAGAGTTCTTACTTAATTCTGTGCAACAACGCATGAAACTTTTAGAGGAACAATTCCAAGTAGACTTTCCACCTAAGCTTACTGAAGTCAAGCGTATCAAGTACCGTCTAAAGAAAGATGGCGAAGAGATGGCAACAGTAAAGAATGCAAAGGCTAGTTGTGCTATGACCACAAGGGAAGGTGACGATCTAGTGTGCCATGAATGGATTGATTTCAAACCTGGTTCACCTAAAGATCGTATCACAGTATTGTGGGAAGCAGGTTGGAATCCAGTTGACAGAACTGAAACAGCAAAGAGGTTCATGAAAACAAAACCTGGTGATGCTTGGAACAAAGTGGAGTCAATGTCTAAAGAGTTCTACAAAGAAAAGAAAGAACACTTTGATAAGTTTGGATTCACTTGTTCAGAAGCAAACCTTGACACACTGCCTGAGGATGCCCCTGCAGGAGCGAAAGCTCTAGCCCAGTGGCAGACCCTTGATGGTAGACGTTCATCACTGGTGGAGTGGATAGGTCAAGTCTCTGACGATTCTCGTATTCATGGTAACATAAACAGTATTGGGGCTTGGACTGGACGCTGCTCTCACTCAGACCCTAACACCGCTAACATATCTTCACCCTTCCACGGTGATGCAAAGACACCTGTAGAAGAGGTAAAGAAACAATATGATGAACATCTACGTGCTTGTTGGACTGTTCCTTCTGGTTCTTGGTTGGTTGGCACTGATGCTGATGGTATTCAGCTACGAGTCTTAGCCGATTACCTCTGGAGAATGTACGGTGAAGAACAGTATGCTCTTGCTATTATGAACGGAAAGAAAGAGGATGAGACAGACATCCACAACGTGAATAAGAATGCTCTTGATGTACCTAATGGTACAAGAGATATGGCAAAGACTTTTATTTATGCTTGGCTTCTAGGTGCAGGTGTGGCTAAGACTGCACAGATCCTCAAGGTCAACATGAAAGAAGCACAGGATGCACGTACTCGTTTTGAGATGAGTATTGGTGGATTATACGATCTGAAGAATAAGTATATCAAACAAGTAGGTGAGAACGGTTGGTTCAAAGGGTATGATGGTAGGAAAGTAAAAGTTCCTAGCACCCACAAAGCTTTAGCTGGTATACTACAGAATGGTGAAGCTTGCCTCATGAAACACACCCTCCTACGTTGGCATGACGTAGCACGTAAGGAAGGGATCAAATTCAAGATGGTAGGTTTTATTCATGACGAATATCAAGTGGAGGTTATAGGAACTAAAGAAGAAGCAGAAAGACTAGGTCAGATTCAAGCACAGTGTATGCTTGAGACTGGTAAAGAATTAGGATTCAAGATACCTACACCAGGTTCATATGATGTAGGAAAAAATTGGTCAGAAACCCATTGACATCTTGGATCATAACAACTAGATACTATTTATAGTGAAAAAAGGAGGGCAAGATGCCATCAACACAACACGATGTAAAAGGTAAACTAATGTGGGCTAAAGTGTTCGAGTCTAATCGTGACCGTGCAGACTTCCACAGCGAGACAGACGGTGCCTACAAAGTAACAGTCACTACTGATGAAGCTACCAAGAAAGACCTACTCAAAGCAGGTTTTGGTAGAAAGATTACAGAGGTAGATGACGGTTGGCAATTTACGATTGATCGTCCACACAAAGGAAGATACGACTGGCAAGGTGGTGCTCCTGTGGTTGCTGACGTAACTGGCAAGGCTTGGAGCCTAGACGAAAAAGGTTTCATTGGCAACGGCAGTGAAGGTATCGTCAAGATTGAAATTTACGAGAACAAAAACAGTGCTCGTAAAGGTGCACGTCTACTAGGACTTCAAGTCCTAGAGCATGTGGTCTATGAATCAGAAGGTGGTTCCTCCCAACCACGTTCAATGTTTACAGACCATTCCAAGAGTTCTGGTGGTTCCTCGTCTTCCACCTCCTCCCAAGAACCTCAGGACTCAATACCCTTCTAGGTATCCCTGTTCCTTCCCTAGAAGCAACGCCCTCACCCTTTCCTTTCGGGGGTGGGGGCGTATATACATAAGGATATACAATGCCAAAGATAGACACACTCATTAAAGATATGGAAGACACAATACTTGGTCTCAATGGTTGGGATCATTTGATTAGCCTGAAGATGGGTGATCGTATTGGTAAAGCAGCTACTTCAAGATTCAGAGCACCACAGAAACCAAGAGGTTATCTGTCCTTCTCTTCTATTGGTAGCCCTTGTAAAAGAAAACTTTGGTATAAGATTAACGAACCTGCGACAGCACGTCCTCTTGCTCCATCGGATTTGCTGAAGTTCTTTTATGGTGACATGATAGAAGAGTTGGTCCTCGCTATTGTTGAGGCTTCTGGTCACACAGTAACAGGACAGCAGGATCGTATGCGTATTAATGACTTAGCTGGTCACAGAGATGCAGTCATTGATGGCATGACAGTGGATGTTAAATCCGCATCACCTTACTCATTCAAGAAGTTTGCTGAAGGTAACCTTAGGGAAGAAGATCCTTTCGGGTACATCAGTCAGTTAAGTTCTTATGTGTACGCAGCTAAGGATGATCCACTGGTAACTAACAAAACACATGGGGCTTTCCTTGTTGTTGATAAAGTCAATGGTTCACTTTGTCTTGATGTCTACGACTTTACTCCTGAGCTAGAGCAAAAGGAGAAAGAGATAGATCAGGTCAAAGAAATGGTGGCAGGTGAGATACCTGGTAGAGGCTTTGATCCTGTGCCTCAGTCAAAGACTAGCCCCAACACAAAGCTACATCCTTCCTGTGGATTCTGTGAGTTCAACAAGAAGTGTTGGCCTGAGGCCAGAAGATTTGTTTACGGTAATGGTGACGTTCTTCTTGTTGATGTTGTTAAGAAGCCTAATGTTCCAGAGGATCTTACCTACAATGAGAAAGAATAAAACCGTAAGAGTTTTGGTGGCTCAAGAAATAATTGAAAGAAATCTGCCACTACGACAAGGAGATGTCAGGTCTGACGATTTTATTTTTAAACATTATTATGTTCGAATCAACAAACACTCTGGTGAAGAAACACGAAAAGTTTATGAACAGTGGTGTAGCCCTAAGTCATGGAGCAACGAAAAGAAAAATAAAGCAAAACAAAAAAAGAAAAACTCTAGCTCAAACAGAGAATTTATAAGACGAGTAAAAAGTATTTATGGCTGCTCTGTTTGTGGTTATAAAAAATCTTTGATGGCTCTACACTTTCATCACATTGGTCCAAAGAGAGGTGAAGTAAGTAGTATGTTAGGGTACTCTCGTAAAGCTTTGAAAGAAGAAGTTAGAAATTGTATTCTAGTCTGTTCTAATTGTCACTGTGAGATACACGAAGATGAACAGAAAGAAGTTTAACGCAGCGGCACTCAAAGCAGGTTATCGTTCTGGCTTTGAAGATGATGTAGCAAAAGAGCTACGGTCTAAAGGAATTAAGTTCACCTACGAAAAAGAAAAGATTAAGTGGGTTGACTTAAAAGTAAGAACGTATACACCTGACTTCGTTCTAGGCAACGGTATTATAATCGAAACCAAGGGACGATTTGTTTCAAACGATAGACGCAAGCATCGTGAAATTCAGAAACAGTTTCCTGATTTGGATATTCGTTTTGTATTTCAAAACAGTAGAGCAAAACTTTATAAAGGTGCCAAGTCATCTTATGGCGACTGGTGCAAGAAGTACGGATTTAAGTACGCAGATAAATCAATTCCTGACGATTGGTTGAACGAATAATTGTTGACGATATTATATTTATTTATATAACTTGGAGGTTCCTGTGTTGTTCGAGGTAACGATACTTGTAGACTTAGATCCTGATGCAAACTTTATTGCTTCAGATAGTTTGGAGAAGAGTCTTGAAGATATTCTTCAGGACACTATATACGATTTAGACGATGTAAAAATTCTTGAGATAGAGGTGAAAGAAAAATGATAAGTGGTGATGACCTAGATAAGTTTGGTTACTTTGATAACTTTGATAGTGATGAAGTAGACTGGACTGATCTTTATTCTAGATGGGTAGAGAAAAAGATTATGACTGAAGGTCAAGCAAGGCTAGTAGAAAATACACTTGGTCTTGTGGGAGAAGCAGGAGAGGTGGCAGAAAAGATCAAGAAACTAATTCGTGATAGCTCTCGTTTTCAAAATGAAGAGATCATGAAAGAGCTAGGTGATGTAGTATTCTATGCTACTGCACTAGCTAACATCTATGGCAAGGGATTGCAGGAAGTACTAGAGCTAAACATTGCCAAGCTAGACGACAGACAAAGACGTGGAAAACTAAAAGGATCAGGAGACAACAGATGAAAGATGTTCACGAAGAAGTATATGGCCCAACACTAACAATCTCAGAAGAAATCCATGCTATGAAGTATCGTAGCAAGGGTGAAACATTTCGTGAGGCAATGACTCGTGTTGCTGAAGCACTGAAGGATAATGAATCACACTTCAATAACTTTCGTAACATCCTATACAACCAACGCTTCCTACCTGCAGGACGTGTCCAGTCAGCTATGGGTGCACCAAGACGTGTGACACCTTACAACTGCTTTGTGTCTATGACTATTGAGGATAGCATGGATGGTATTATGGAAGCAGCAAGACGTGCAGCAGAGACCATGCGTCTAGGTGGCGGCATTGGCTATGACTTTAGTACACTGCGTCCTCGTGGCACCTTGATTAAATCATTGGACAGTAAATCATCTGGTCCTCTATCTTTCATGGGTATCTTTGATGCTGTCTGTCGTACCATTGCATCAGCAGGTCACAGACGTGGAGCACAGATGGGTGTCCTACGTGTTGATCATCCTGATATTGAAGAGTTCATCACAGCAAAGAACAACAGTGACACACTGACACAGTTCAACATCTCTGTTGGTGTGACTGATGAGTTTATGAAAGCTGTGAAAGAGGACTTAGACTTTGATCTAAAGTTTGATGGACGTGTCTACAAAACAGTAAGTGCTACTGCACTATGGGATCAGATCCTACGTTCTACATGGGACTGGGCAGAGCCTGGTATCCTCTTCATTGATCGTATCAATAAGAAGAACAACCTGTGGTACGCAGAAAAGATTGCTGCAACAAACCCATGCGGTGAGCAACCACTGCCTCCTAACGGTGCATGTCTACTTGGTTCATTTAATTTAACTAAGTATGTTGTTGAGCATGAAGGTAAGTACGTCTTCAACATGAACCAATTACGTAATGACATTCCACATGTCGTAAGAGCTATGGATAATGTCGTAGATAGAGCAACATATCCACTGAAAGAACAGGAGTTAGAAGCCAAGAGTAAAAGACGTATGGGCCTTGGTGTTACTGGTGTAGCAAATGCTATTGAAGCACTAGGGTTTGAGTATGGCAGTGACAGATTCCTGCAGACCCTTGAAGAAATCATGGGGGTGATTAGGAATGTTGCCTATCGTACATCTGTTGAGTTGGCTATGGAGAAAGGTGCTTTCCCTCTCTTTACTCAGGCTTATCTGGAGAGTGACTTTGCTAAGTCTCTTCCTGATGATATCCGCAATCTCATTAGCGATTATGGTATTCGTAACAGTCATCTGCTTTCTGTTGCTCCAACAGGAACTATCAGTCTGTCAGCCGACAACGTATCCTCTGGAATCGAGCCTGTCTTCTCACATTACTACGACAGAACTATCCAAACCTTCGATGGACCAAAGGTTGAACGAGTAGAAGACTACGGCTATCGTGTCTTTGGTGTGAAGGGTAAGACTGCAGATGAACTGTCAGTTTTTGATCACGTCAAGGTACTGAACGTTGCCTCACGCTTTGTTGACTCAGCATGTTCTAAGACATGTAACGTTGGTGAAGATGTAACATGGGAAGAGTTTAAGCAGGTCTACATGGATGCTTACGATGGTGGTTCTTCTGGTTGCACTACCTTCCGTGCAGCAGGTAAACGCTATGGTATACTCAACGCTTCTACCTCTGAGGAAGTAGCAGAGGAACCTGTAGTAGAAGAAACACAGGACTACGTAGAAGAGGGCGGTGCTTGCTACTACGATCCTGCTACTGGTCTACGTCAGTGTGAGTAGACAACGTAGAAATAAACTGGGTACTGTCCCTTCACCCTGCATAAAGGTTTGTCGTATAGATGATGATGGCTTTTGTGTGGGGTGTAAAAGAACACTTGACGAAGTAAGAGATTGGATGGTAATGTCCGATTACGAGCAGCGTAAGCTTATATATGAACTAAAGTGGAGACAACTTAATGGCTAAGGTACAGATTGTAGGTTCTTCTGTTGGCACAATCCAACCACTAAAGAAGAAAACATCACAATCAAAAAGAGTAAGTTCAATGAAACTAGGTTCTATGAACAAGCACAAACGCAGAGCAACCAAACCATATAGGGGTCAAGGCAAATGAAAGTTCACACACGTAAGTTCCGAAAGAATGTTTATGACGCAGTTGATGGTCCTTCCAAGGAAGCACTAATAAAAATATTAGAAGCTGACGGTCATCAGATAGTCTCGTCTGAAGAAGATTATTATGCTGATATTGTTTCTGTTAAGGATGGTATTACCTATTACAATGAAGCAGAATGGAAGTACTCATGGAAATATGACTGGCCTAGTAATTGGACAGAAGTTAGAGTACCAGGTAGAAAGAGAAGACTAGTACAAAAGTATAGTGATCAACTAGAAAACCTATACTTTTACGTCTTTAATAATACTTATGATAAAGCTTGGAAAATTAAGGGTACACAAATGAAGGATGAAACTATCCGTCAAGCATACGGAAGAAATATTCCTGACGGTGAGACCTTCTACCACATCCCTTACCCTGAAGCGGAGTTGGTTACACTATGAGTTACTGTGGTAAGTGTGATAACCTTTTGGATGACAATGGTGTGTGTGCAGAGTGTGAAGATTTCTTCGATGCTGTACAAAAACCTAAACACTATGGTCAGGGTGAAATTGAATGCATTGATTACATCAAAGACTTTCTCACGAGAGAAGAGTTCATTGGTTATCTTCGAGGCAACATAGCAAAGTACATGCACAGGTGGCGTTATAAGAACGGTGTGCAGGACTTGGAGAAAGCACAATGGTATCTAAAAAAACTAATAGAAGTAGCGTAGATAAAAAGAAAACCCTTGAGCAAGAAGCCCAAGAGTTTATTAAAAAAGAGATTCCTGTAGGTGATATACCGACCAGGGATTACTTTGCAGGTGCGGCTTTATCAGGTCTCCTCGCATCTGGAAAGTATTTACGATCAGGCGAGATCGTTGACCAAGCATACAGCTACTCCCAACTTATGCTTGATTATAAAAAGACTAGAGATAAATCGTCATGAACTAAACCCCCAGCATTTCACTGGGGGTTTTCTTTTAGTCATCTAACCCTATCTTTGCATCTTGTATCTTATTTCGGATACCCTCGTCTTCAAAGAAGCTAAGGAGTAGGGATAGCTGTGGTGCATCTAGCTCCCACAATTCTTCTTCAGAAGTTCCAAAGTATCTAAAGTATTTTCTTCTGTCTTCTTTTGAAACATTCTTACCAAGGATCTCTTGAATGAGACCTGCTTTTCTTTCGTCATGTCTAGTGGAGTACTTCAGTGTTTCTTTAACGTTGTCCCTAGACATTTTGAGGATGTCATCAAGAGCAGATTTCTTGTCATCCATACTTAAAGAATCCCAAGTACCATCCTCAATCAGCATGTCTGCGTACATCTCCAGTGAAGGAAAGACGTACTTACTAAATAGATTCTTTGACTCAGGTGTTCCAAAGATTCCTGTCTTCCAGTTTGGTCTTTCAACATCATTAAATAATTTTTCAACAGTGGAAGGCGCATCAACAGTTCTGTACCCAAACACTCGACCTATTGGCGCACCACCTGCAGTCTCGTTTGTAGGACTTTCTCTTTCAGGTGCTATGTCTTGACCTGTTGCAACAGCTACAAACTGATCCAAGTACCTAAGAGAATTATTTAAAGTTCTATTCCCTTGATTCCTGTCAACGACTTTGTAATCTTCCCCTCTTGAAACAGCAATCAGTTGGTTGTAAGGGTCAGCAAATCTAGTAAAACCAGATGTGTACATTGCCACAGAGTCACCAAGTAAACGTCCTGACTGTTTATATGCTTCATCAAACTCCATGTTAAGTAAGCTCTTAGCTAACTCAGACATGCTTGTTGCAGCCTCACCAACAGATCTTGTTAGAGCCTCTGGCCCTGCTGTCTTCAAGAACTCTTCAGCTAAATCATCAGGAACTTTCTCTCCTTCAACAATGTAAGCTCCTATTCTACCTAAAAGTTTTAGGTGGCTGTAAGGAAAGTCAAACTTTCTGCTGATTATAGAACCGTCACTTGCTCTCTCTTGATCCCAAGCAAGACCCTCTTCCATGTTCTTTTGTTCTCTGGCGACAAGCCCACCCCAGATAGTCCAACCTGCAGCAGTCTTTGTTGTCAGATCCATCAGATCACCAGTGCCTTTGTACTTATTGTAAGCCAAGGCAACACCACTGTGGTTAGCCATGAAAGCAATAGTGTTATTGAAGAACTGACCGAACGGCATCATAGCTCCAATGATTGGGAACTTTCTTGTGTCCTCAATACCTTTTGCTACAGCACCAAGAATACCATCCATGTCTGCATAAGACTTAGAGAAAGTATTTTCTAAGGCTTGCTTAACGGATTTTGTTTCAATCTCTAAAAACTCTTTGAAAGCATCAGAACCTTCATCTGCCATGAACTCCCACACATTATCTTGTTGCATGAAATCAGACAGAGACATCTCATACTTTAGACGTACTTGTTTATCTAAAGCATACATGTACTCTTGAGTTTTAGTTAAGAAGTCTTGAGCTTTAACACCGTAAGAAGTCTGAACAAAGTTCATGAACTTATCAAACTTAGTCCTGGTTAAAGTCTCTGTCGGGTCTAGTTCTAGTTCCTTCAGGACATCATCAACCTCTACACCACCAACAAGGTATCTGAATAATTCTTTTCTTGCTTCTGGCCTAGATGTAAGCATGTCCATAGTAGCTTCATACGTCATATACGGATCAGCTAGATTTCTCAGCTTCTGAGATTGAAGAGACAACATCAGCCTAGACTTATTTCTGTAGGACGCAGCGGTAGCAGTCTCGCCTACTAGATCTTTATAGATAGAAGCTCCACCGTACAATGCTGCACGGATCATGTCAGAGTATGACTGCATAGTAGAGCCTTGAACCCAACCTTTGATGTTGAGGGCTGTTGTACCAGGATGCGTAACAATAAACTTAATCAAGTTTTGTTGTACTTTAGCTGCACCCTCTTCAAACATTTCTCTTTGAGTCTTAGTTACAGGATCAATAATTAGACCTGCAGCTTCCCTTGTTGTCATCTCACTAAAAGATTTTTTAGATACTTCATTTAGAACATTCATGTGCCTTGATAAGGCTAGAGTTCTACCTGCATCTGACGAAATAGAAGCAGTCTTCTTGAAGTATTCGTCAAGAGTTAAATCTTTAAATGTGTTATCAAACTTATTGAAGACGTTATCATAAATCTTTTGAACAGATTTCTTTGTTTCATCGTCTAAGATACCGTACACATCTTTCATGTATAGGTTAAATGTGTCGCCCTTTTCTCTTGGCTCCCACCTACCTACACCAGCGTCATAAAGAATATCTCTTAAACCTCTTTGACCTTCATCCCCAAAGTAAAAGTAGTGCATGAGTTCATAATCAAATAAAGCATCATACGAGTCACCATCAATCTCGTTGTTAGCTAGTCTTAAATCAAGACCATCTTTAACTTGATCAGCCCATCTTTGTGAATGATCAGATAGTTTTGATAGACCCTCATCTAAAGCACTTTTATTTTCTTTTAAGTTAGTGGAAGACTTTGTTAGGTCAGCAGCTTCTCTTCTAGCAGCAAGAGTTAATGTCTCTGATCGATCAATCAACTGAGAATAGATAGGAATCCTGTTTGTACCTCTAGTCTTCTCTAGGACAAAACCAAGACCACCGCCAGTGACACCACCTGCAAGACTTAACATACCTGCAATAGGGTCATAACCTTCTTGCAGTTCAGTCTTTCTCATGGCAGACTGCCTAGCAGCATCAACACCACCTGCTGCCATAGTATCAAAAGCTGTAGCACTAAGAAGTTCTTTTCTTACTGCTTTGTCTTTTAACTTTTTATAAGATGAATCCTTCAGAAGAGTTGCCATAAACTCTTTCTGTGCAGCCTCTTGTATTTCTTTTTTACCCTTGGCAGTAGCAGCTTTCTTACCAGACTGTTTAGCCAAGTTCTCTGCAGCTTCTAGTGCTGCACGTTTGGCTACTTGTGTAGCTGCTTTGGTTGCTCCTGCAGCAGCTAGTTTACCAACACCAAAACTAACAACGTTAACAGGATCCCATATAAGAGCACGACCATAATCCCAGACTGCGTCAGCTTTCTCACCTAAGGTTCTACCCTCACTGAATGCACCATCAAGACTATCAAATAGTTTGTAGGCTTCAGCAGCTTTACTACGCCTCATTTTTAAGTCATCACCGTCACCTTTATTGAGGTGAGCTAGTTCTTCTAGTGTTGTAATAGATTGCCCGAAGTTAAACTTGCGCATTTTATTTATGTAAGAATCTACAATTTCTCTTTTGCTGTAGTTTCTTTCAGTCATACCATCACGGTCTTCCATGTACTCACTTATCACACGGAAGTTGTTGTCTTGCATTAGTGTATCAATCAGAGAACCTTCAGGTGCACCACTGCCTTTTGCCTTCTTACCGAAGAGGCTTTCATATTCTTCCTTGGTATAAGTAGCCATTACTCAACCCTTCTTATTCTGGTTCTACGTCCACTTCCTACCTTTTCAAAAGCAATTCTTGTTCCGTCTTCGTACTCAATTACAAGTTCTGTTTCATCTGGGTTTGAATTGAACCAAGCTTGAGCCTTAGCGTCTGCATCATCGTCTGCTGTAATTGTAATTGTGTTTACTTCAATAGTATCTTCTGGTTCATCTCCAGGGATACTGTCAGGTTGCTCTGGTCTTTCGTACTGCTCATCTCCTGCAATGTAATTCATATATAAATCAGGAGATATGAATGCTGGTTGATCAGCAAATATCTGTGGACTCATTCTATTGAACTCTTTTGCTATATCAAATCCAACATCTGTTTGAGTCATGATAGCTTCCATCCTTAGACCATCATCCTCAATATCTTCAATCTTTTTGGCAGCATCAATTCTTTTTTGAAGTGCTTTATTCTCATCAGCAGACATACCACTTCTATCAATGGCATTAAGTCTAATGATTTCTTTTTCAAGGGCATCATCGTAACGTTTTGTAACTATGCCTTGGAACTGATAGATGTCTGTCGGATCCATAGGAGTCAAGCCTCTATACTCTACACTTGCTCCCTTTGGACCTTTCTTACCTTGGACGAGATCAGCTTGCATACTTGCAATAATGTCTCCACCTTTGACACCTGCCATAGCATCGTTAGCATAAACCTCTGACATGATAACACCAAGGTCAGGTCTTCTAAATAGTTTTGCAAGACCAGAACGTTTATCTTCTTCAATCTCTAGATCAGTACCTTGAATAAAGTCTGGGGTTGCTGCTTTAATAAGCTCAGACGGTGTCATGTCTGATGCTTGATATCCTTGTGCAACCTTGACTGCGTTATTAAGAATATCAGAACTCAAACGTCCTTCAAGTTTAGCTTGCTGTGCAGTCTTATAGAACTGAAGAAACTCTTTAGGGTTCTCTGATAGAAGGGCAACAATCTTTTCTTGATCTAATCCCTCATCAGTTAAAAAGTCTACAGCACTTTCCATGTCAAGACGTGCAGCCTTAACAGCTTGTCTTCTTTCAAGACCCTTTTGGTAAAGGTCTGCTTGCATTCTGTCCTTAGCATCACGGACATACTCTCTGTTCTCTTTCATCTCATCTGCAAGAGAACCTGCAGTATGGCTTAGAACTCTACCTAAGTTAAGTCTCATTTATTAAACCCTCGACATTAAGCCTGTTGGCTTTGCTTCTTCTTCTGGCATTTCTTCAGGCATGGTCTCAGTCTCACCCTCTAGCTCTTCAGCTACGTCTTGCATCAAGTCAAAGCCACCGTCTTGTTGTTCTTTAGGTGTAGCTTTCAAAGACTTACGCACAAGTGCAGCAGCTTTAGTTATAGGGTCATCTTCATCATCCGTAAACTCTGTCTTGTAGTTTATCCCTGCTTCATCCGCTGCGCTCTGTACAAAGGCGTGAACAACAGGAAACACTATGAGGCTTACGTCTACGTTGTGAATACCTTGCCCTACTGCAGCAGTCATCATAGTCTCTACAAGGATAGAAGAAGGAATGCCGTACTCCAACCCAAAGAATACGTTATCCATTACGTCTGCATCTGTGAGCCTGTCAATGTGGTACTTGATAGCTTCGTTGAAATCAACAATCTGAGGAGGTCTTTCCCAAGGATAGTTCTTTGGAGTATCCGTCAGGGACTGCCCAGGTATTGGGGCTTTTATCGATGCAACCATTATAAACTACCTCTAATTTCTTTTATTACTGCGTTCTGTCTCTCAACAGATAGCTTCTTAAATCCTTCCCATTCCTTGCCCATCTCTTCTCTGGCTTTTGCCAAGGAGTACTCAGGTTTAACTCTACGTTGGACTAAGTATACAGCAATAGTATCCTGTGTTTTCTCATCAAATAAAGTGTCGTCAGTAATACCTAGTTCTTCTAGGATACCTCTGTCTCTAAGATCTCTTAGTGTGTTTCCTACAAACTGGTACTTACCTACGGCTGTTGTATCATGCCCTAGTTCTAAATTTCTTTTATGGAAGTCACCATTTAATTTAGTAAGATCAAAGATTGCAGACATAGGCATAGCAGTAAGTTCTGTTCCAAGGAATTTACCATCTACACTCTCTGCATTACCAAACATAGTGTCGTAAGAGTCTGCTTCAGTGTCAGCTATAGCAGATCTAAACTCAGATCCTGCAAAGATAAATGCTGGAAGACCTTCACCTGCAGCCCTATTCTGATCAGTAGATTCTTGTCTTTCTTCTGATGCTTCAGACGTACTTAGGTTAGGTCTTGAAGACTCAGGATCATAAGGCATATCTGAGTCAATGTCTTGAGCATTGTACCAATCTAAGCTTGGCGTTTCAGTATCACTTGGCTCTCTTGCTCCAACAATAAAGCTAGAAAGTTTAGCAATCAACTTTTCATTTGTTTCATCAGACTTTTCTTTTGAGTCTTCTGTACCACGAAGAGCACGTCTGACACCATAAGCTGCGTCCCGCATACCAGACTGTGTTCTAGCAGCTTCACCTCTAGCAGACATCAAACTCTGTCTTGTAGAACTGCTTGACCTACCTGTTGGATCCCCAAGAATAGACTCAGCAATAGAGTTCATTTGTCTTTCTAATTTTTTTCTCTGTCTTGCTGTTAGATCTTTTGCCATCTTAGCTCCATCCTGCGATACCAACTAGTATCTCTTTAATAAAGTCACCTGTGTTTGCTTCTGCTTCAAGGTCAGCCTGTAGCTCTGCAGCATCTTTCTGTGCTTGTGCAGCAATCTTTTGTAGTACAACCTCATTAGCTCTGTTAGCGTTATTCTCAGAAACTTGGAATGCCATTGACAACAAATCTCTTTCACGTTGCCAGATCTCATCAAGGTTGGTTGCTGTTAGCTCATTCATAGTTTGAGCAAAGGTCATGTTACTTTCATTGATAGCAGCAGTATTCATAGTAGCTATGTTCTGTCTCCACTGAGCATTAGCTTGAGCAATCACAAGACCGTTTTGTGCGTTAAACATAGTTCTTTGGTTTTGCATCTCAGCATTAAATTGTCTGAGTGCGTTAACATTGTTTACGTTAAACTGATCCATAGCATTTGCTTGTGAAGCATTGAACTGAGAAGTCTGTGCAGACAACGAAGCAAAGAACTGGTTAGTTTGGTTTTCACTTGTAGCATTAAACTGTTCAGCAGCATTCTCAGCAGCTTGGTCAGTAAACAAAGCTTGAATGTTTTGTTGTGCTTTGAACATAGCAGTTTGTTGTTCATTGTTCAAGTTTGCCATGTCCATTTGAAGGAAGTTCTGAGCATTTTGCACAGCAGACTGTTGTCTGTTGTTTAGGTTAGCCATATCCAACTGAGACAACGCAGCAGCTTCTGCCATAACCATAGCTTGTTGGTTAGACAGATTATTTAATTCCATTGTGTTGGCAGCACGAGAGTTTTCAAGAGCAATCTGTTGGTCAGCACTGAACTGCATGTTAGCAATCTCAGAAACTTTAGCTGCGTTCATGACCTTAGCTTGGAATGCTTGGTCAAACTCAATGCCTAAGAACTTAGCTCTTTGCTCTGCTTTAAACAAAGCCATCTGCTGCTTATTACCTGCGTCAATCTGAGCAATAGGTAGTGCAGCTTCCATAGCAGCTTGGATGACAGCTTGCCCTGCTAGAGATGAAGCACCAAGACCTCTGGCAGCAAGCATCTGTGTAGCAGCCCTCATAGATCCTGCAGCCCAAGCAGGTGTGTCTCCACCCTCAAACTGTTGCATCAATCCTGCTAGTTCATCTTGGACTGAAGCGGCTTGCACTTCACCAGTTCCAAAGGCTTGCGCTACTTGGGTTTGATCAACACCAGTACCTTCAACTCTTTCCCCTACTTGCATTGTACGAGTAGGAGCACCAGTAACATCAACAGATTCACCAGTAGCAGCTTGCATACCAGTGATAGAAGTAGTTAGCTGTTGTTGTGGTGTGATAGTTGAACCAGGTTGGATTGCACCAGTCTGAGCCTGTAGTGCATCTGTTTCAGCCTGTACTTGTGGTGTGACAGTAGTCGGTGCCATAGTACCCGCAGCAGTCATCTGAGGCATCTGTGCTTGTTGCACAGTACCTACTGTAGCTGCTTGAGCCATGTCAGCTTGGGCAGGTGCCATTCCTGCAGTAGTAGGAATAAAGTCTGCAGCTTGTGGTGTTATTTGTTGTACAGCAGCCTGTTGAGGAGGAACCATAGTTCCAGTAACAACGTCCTGTTGCATCTTCTTAAACTGCTCTGGACCTATCTGTGAAGAAAGATTACCTACATCTGTCCCAGGTGCTGCACCCATACGTGTTGTAGCCATGTTAGTCAAAGCATTAGTAAGACTACCAAGCTTTGCAGCTAAAGCAGGGTTAGCAGCCATTTGTTTTTTAAGCTCTGAGGAATCACCTTGAAAGTTCATCACCCTCTTAGCAATCTTTAAGTAAATATCATCACTGGATTTGACTGGGTCAGACTCTAAACCACCTTCGTTATACCCAGTCATTAGACCACCCTCTGCAGCAGCAGTGTAACCTGGTGGTACAAATGTAAGAGGATTTCCTGAAGCATCAACAGTAACTGAGATTTCTTGACCGAAAGCGTTCTTATACTTTTTAATTCCTCCAAAACCACCTTGAGACTGACTTGTAAGATTAGCCATTGTAGTGCCAGTGTAGTTAGGCATAGTCTGTATAGTCTGAGGAACTGCAGACAAACCTGAAGTTTGAACAGGAGTTCCTGTTGTTCCAGTGACATTAGTCTGAGGATAAATACCTGTTCCTGTTACACCTGTTTGAATATTTTGTGCTTGATTTTGCATTTGATTATATCCTGGTGTTGTAGCAGGTAAAGCCTCAGAAGCTTGAGGTGTTTCCGTATAAGTAGGAGTAGTTACATCTGTTGTGGTAGAGGTTGCTTCTTCAACAGTCTGAACTTCAGGGGATGTAATGGTTTGGGCAGGTGTTTCAGTAACAGTTTCTGAGCCTGTTCCTGTAGCTTTTAGACCAGAAACAACTTTAAAGTTGTCAATCGTAGGAGCTACACCTGTAACAAGATTTTCTAAACCCCAAATGTCTTGGTAGTCAGCCCAAGGATTATAAGCATTCTGAAGATCTCCTAGAACCTTCAGATTGTTTTGCATTTGAGTTTCAGTAAAACTACCAGACTGTTGCATACCGTTCATGACATCGCCAACCCAGTCAACAGTCTGAACACCAAATGTTTTTAGTTCTTCTTCCATTTTTTCTACGTTAGAAACAGAAAGTCCACGTAGAACAGTTCCGTTATTACCAACAATATAAAGGGAAGGGGGAAGCTCTAAAGGATTACCACTGTCATCCATGACAGTATTGCCTAACTCATCTGTTTGATAGCCACCTGATTGATATTTAACTGTAGTGCCACCATACATTTGTGATGTTGCAATCTGTGTGGCAGCTACGAATCGATCAACATTTAACTCACCTGTAGTAGGGTCAGTAGCAGCATTAGTAATAGCAACAAAGTCTCTGGTATCTTGGTTAGAACCGACACTACCATACAGTAAGTCAGATGCTTGTCTTGATATACCTGACCAATCTTGACCAGAAGAATAAAGCTCTTCAAGAGGCATACCTGCGATCATTTCCATCATCTCACGCATATTAGGTTTACGTGGAGAATCTGGGTTATAACCGTAGTCAGGGTCTACCCATGCTGGAATGTTATTATCTTCTGCCATTATGTTATACCTTATTTACCCATTGTCATCCATACCGCACCTGCGATAAACGTCAGGACTCCAACGGTAGCTAATTTTACTACTGTAGACCAGATAGACTTACGAGTGTCACGCCATGCTTCTAACAAGCTACGCATCTCTGTAATATCTTTATGTGCATCATCGTCTAGTAAGCCAATAGAACGTAGGGCTTCTTTAGCCCCACGCCTAGCTGCACGATCTAGCATTTCTTCTATTTCTTCTGGAGAAAGTTTGATGTCACTCATAGTTTAACTCGTGAATGTCTTTTTGTCAAGATTTAACGCAACCAATGTCTCTTGCTTTGGTCATGTTACGTTATCCTTTTTACTGAACGGAATCTACTAATAGTTTTGTAGATGTAATTGCTCTACCTATTTTCTTAGCATTAGCGGTAGAAGTTCCAACTGTTCCGTCTTCTTGTATATAATACTTTGAACCTGGAGTCATACCTGTTTGAGTTTCATCTATTCCACCAAATAAAACATCAATAGAATCTCCATTAACACCAGCCTCTTGAGCAATACCGTGCATTTTACCTGTATCAAGATTACTTGTTGTTACATCAACACCAAGTCTGCCTACATTAAAACTGCCACTACCTGTTCCTTGTGTATAAGTTGAAACATAAATACCTGATCCATTATTAGACACCGCCACATCAAAAAAGTTAACGGTATAAGTATTGGAAGCATCATAAGTATCATTTATATCAAAACCAACAGCACCTGTAGAGCCATTATAAGTACAGATAGCCGTTCTAGGTCTATTTACACTATTTGGATAGCATATAACAAACTTACCACTATTATAATTTTCATCTGCCTTCATACCAAAATGACTTATATTACCAGCGGCATTAACAGTATTACCATTTGCTATTTGTGTCAGAGTCGTTCCACTAAGACTACAACCAGCACCTTCTAAGTTATTGGTGTTTTGATCTCTCCAAACAGTAACATAATGTCCTGAGTTTGAGTCGTAAATAACACCAAAAGAACCGCTATAAGGAATTGCAACCCCACCTCCTACTCTTGAAATAACTAACTGTCCTTGGTCAGTAAGATTACCAGATGCACTTATATCAACGTATACTAATTCAAGGCGGTTGTTAGATGTATTGTACCTTGAAAGAATACAATGATCGGGATCAGATGGATTAATTGCAGTAGCACAACCAGTACCGCTTGAATTGCCGCCACTTAAATCAGCAAGTGTTCCTAAAGACCAAGTTGGACCTGTCGTGTCTAGTGTAAAAGTACGTCCTATTATCCTGTCACTGCCAAAAGTAGTATAAGCCCCTCTCATAGTAAGAAGAAAACGAGTAGGAGAAGTGCCAGTAATAACCCTTAACTCAGCGTCTTCTATACGGCCTCCACTTGGGCCTTCTGTGTGAGGGTTAGTGAAATTGCCAGAGGCTGTAATGGTGGTACCTGACGCACTTAAAGTTGCATACGTCATTCTATTTACAACACCACCACTGCTGTAATACACTACTATAATTGTTTGATTATCTGCGGGATCAATAATACAGGCCATACTATCGTAAGCAGTTGCCTGCGTTTCTAAAACAACAGCCGATCCTAAAGTAACTCCACCGCCAGAAGCAATACTTCCAGCAACTAACGTAGGGTAGTTTGAGTTATCATTATCTTGATAAGCTACAACAAAACGAGTGGGGTCATTGGGAACAAATACTATAGACTTTTTAGTGGGGACTTTATACGGCTGACTAGTTCTAGTAGTTTCAGCAAGGTTTGGGTCTTCAGTTGTTGCACTGGTTGTTGCAAGAACTTTGTCAATGCTGCCATCACTATTTAACTGCATTGCGTCACCTGCAGCAACTGTTTCAGTTATAGCAAGGTTTACTTTATCTGCACCACTAGCAGCATCAGCCCATGTTGGTGCGGCACCAGAGCCGCCAGATGTTAGAACTTGTCCTGCTGTACCGTATGTTGCACCACCAATGCCTAGCTCACCTGATGAACCAATGCGGAAGCGTTCTGTGTCATTAGTAGCAAAACGAATGTTTGTGTTGTCTACGTTATAAAGATATGCATCCCCACCAAAGGCATGTGCGTCACTTGTTTTACCTACTGTAAACAAGCCGCCATCAGTGGTATACTTTGTTCGTACCTGTGCATCTGCACCTGTGTTAGTGTTTGATACCTCTATATTTGTTTCAGAGTTTTGCGACTTATCTACATCAAGCAAAGAACTAGGAAAGGGTGTTCCAATACCAACATTGCCTGAGCTATCAATACGTAACTGCTCATTACTGTTTACTATTACTTTAAACTCATTGCCAGCTGCACCAAGACCAGTAGTTGCTGTTGTAGTACTGTCCGCAAAGGTAACAAGTGCATTTGCAGTTGTACTTGTAACTTTTACACCTGCGTCCCCAGTTCCTGCACTTACTTCAAGAGGGACACTAGGCGAAGTCGTCCCAATTCCAACACGATTGTTTGTGCTATCAACAGCTAAAGTATCTGTGTCAAATGTAGCATCACCTGTAAAATTAGGACTTGCTGTAGGAGCAGCACCTGATACTTCGGATACACTAATAGTACCATCCGATAATGGGCTACCATCTGATACGAAGTCTGCTAAATCTCTTGCTTTACTCATATTGTGTATCCTTCAAGTATATCTTATTACTCAGGCTTCGTAGGCCAGTCAGCTTCTTCTAGGTTAGGCCAGTTAGAATGGCTTGTGATGTCACGTAGAGCCTGACGATAAGTAGTCATCTCAGCAGACATAGTTACATCTGAGAGTGCATAGAAGTCTGTTTCAGCTAGTTTAGCATCACGAGTAGCACGGTTAGCTGTAGCTGTACGTGCATCTAGTGTAGCCTGATATGCTGCTTCGTGTTCAGCTTTAGTAGTTGTAACACCGTCCTCTGTAGTATCTGCAAACATGTCACGGGCAACATAGTTCTCCACCCAGTTGCCATTAGCATCTTGCACAACACCATCACGCACAGACGTTTGGTATGCTGTGGTGGTAGCCGCAGGTGACTTTAGCACTGGGTCTAGGTCTAGTGCGTCTAGGGTTGCTGCTTTC